CCCTGAGCAGCATCGCGTCGTGGAAGAGTACGAGCAGGCTCCCAACATCATGGCTCAGAACCGTTGGCTTATGAACTACGATGAGGAATGGAAGAAGCAGCTGAAAGGCAATGATCCTTCTGATATTAATAAGGTGGAGGGTATCGACATCGAAGTGACGTTTAACAAGAAAGAAGATCTTGATCTTCAAGATAGAAAGGGTGAAGGATGAGACTGAAAATGCAGGTGACTCCGATATTCTACAGGATGTGCCAGGCGGTTGCCACCGCTAAATACCACGTCTATGTCTTTGAGGGCGGCTCCCGTTCATCAAAGACGTATTCGTTGATCCAGTACTTTATCCACCTTGCTCTTTCTAATGAGAAGCCCCGTCGTATTACCATCCTTCGTAAGAAGGGCACTTGGCTCTACGCTACCGTTTGGCATGACTTCAAGCAGATACTCCTGACGATGGGCATCCTTAACATGGCGCAAATAAACAACAGCCGTCATGTCATTGTGATAGGAAACACCACCTTTGAGTTTGTCGGTCTCGACGATACGCAGAGGCTTCACGGTCTGACATGTGATATCTTCTGGATCAACGAGGCGATGGAGGCCAGCAAGGATGATTTCGACCAGCTTGAGCAGCGTTGTGCGGAGTTCGCCATACTCGACTACAACCCGACTGCAGAGAAGCACTGGATCTATGATAATGTCTGCAGCCGTGAGGATTGTTACTTCGACCACTCTACGATGCTTGATAACCCCTTCATTCCTGAGAACATGAAGCGCAAGATCCTCTCGTATGAGCCTACTGAGTACAACTATACCAATGGAACTGTGGATATCCGTAAGTGGAAGATCTACGGCCTTGGTGAGCGTGCGAAGATCGAGGGTCTGATATTCGAGTACAAGCTTGTGCCTGAGATTCCCTTCTGGGTTAAGAAACGCTGGCGTTTCGTGGACTTCGGTTTCACCAACGATCCGACGGCCATCGGAACGCTCGGATATTATAAGAACGCGATCTATATTGATGAAGAGTGCTATCGTACTCAGATGCTAAATGCGGATATCATCAAGGAGATAAAGAGCAAGCCAGAGGGAACCACCCGCAAATGCTGGTCTGAGAGTGCAGAGCCGAAGACGGTGCGCGAGATCCGTAACGCAGGCATCCCAATCATAGCTACGAAGAAGGGTGCTGGCTCCGTCGTGGACGGCATACAGTTCATGCAGGGTCTGCAGATATTCATCACAGAGCATTCGGTGAACTTCATCAAGGAGTTCGACAACTATACCTGGCAACAGGATCGGGACGGCAAATGGCTCAACGTTCCAGTGGACGACTTCAATCACGGCATCGACGGTGCGAGGTACGTCTGTTTCAATGAGCTTATGGGTAAGAGAAACAAAGAGGGTGGCGGTAGTAATATCGGTGCTCTCGGACATTAACAGTATAAATAATTGGGCGATATGGGAAAAGAAGTAAAGACACCAACGACGCTTGAAGAGATACTTGCGCTTGAAGATGAAGGCCGCAAGATCGAGTATTTGAGAAAAGGGCGAAAGACCCCTCTTCCTAATGCAAAGGAACTGCTTAACGATTGGGATCCTGATCGGCACGAGATAATCACCGATACAGAGAAATATCCTAAGATCAAGATCACGACAGAGCTTGAAAAGGATGAGTATGACGAGAATGGTAACTTTGTCAGGAAGATACCAGCCAAGACGAAGGATGTTGAGCCTAACCGCGTAGCACTCCCTCTCGAACAGAGCATTGTCAATATCCATGTGGCTTTCTCCGTCGGTAAGGAGCCTAAGATGGAATGTACGCCATCAGACGATCAAGAGAAGGGTGTACTGGCTGCAGTTAAGCAGATTATGAAGAAAGTCAAGATGAAGTACCTGAACCGTAAGATCGTTCGCTCAATCTTTGCAGAACAGGAAGCTGCCCTGTATTGGTATGCTGTACCCGATGATGGCTTCTGGGCTAAGCTGGTATCAAAGATACAGGGGCTTTTCGGTAATGTGGCTCCCAAGTACAAGCTAAAGGCCGCTATATGGTCGCCTTTCAGGGGCGATAAGCTGTACCCGTTCTATGATGAGAGTGGCGACATGGTGGCTTTCTCCCGTGAATACGAGAAGAAGGATCTTGCTGGTAAAACGATCAAATGTTTTATGACCGTTGCACCAAGTCAGGTGTTGGTGTGGGAAATCGGATCTGATGGCTGGGTGCTCAATAAAGCCGCGTCGTTTACGCACAAGTTCCGTAAGCTTCCTGTTATCTATGGATATCTGCCAGAGGCTATCTGCAAGAAGATACGACATATCCGCATCAGGCTCGAAAAGCTCATATCTGAATATGCAGATTGCATTGACTATCATTTCTTCCCGATTCTTATGCTCTTTGGTGATCTCGATAAGCTCGATGGCGACGCACGTAACCGTATCGCACAGCTGACAGGTGATGGCGCAGATGCCAAGTACCTGACATGGAACCAGTCTGCAGAGCCTATCCGCGTGGAGTGGGAAAAACTGTACGATCAGGCTTATGATCTGACCGATACGCCTCAGATATCATTCACGAAGCTGCAGGGACTTGGTAGCGCATTCAGCGGTGTGTCTTTCCGCTTTGCGTTCATGGGTGCTCACATGGCCGTATCTAATCATGGCGAGGTATTGGGAGAGTTTTTCCAGCGTAACACCAACTTCCTTGTGTCTGCCGTCGGTGATCTGAACAGCTCGCTTGAAAAGGCTTCAAACGCTATTGATATCGAAACCGATCTCGACCCGTACATGATCGACAATGATAAGGAGAAGGTAGAGACTGCCGTTGCTGCCAAGGCTGGCGGTGTATGGAGCACCAAGCATTGCGTAGTTTACTGCTCCGACTTCGGGGAGATTTCAGACGAGATCGAGGAAATCAAAGAAGAATCTGAGAATAGACAAAATACCAGCAATCAGAATAATGTTGAATGAGGTGATTAACAGATAGTTGTAATATGTAAAACGTAAGAGAGTACGGTTGTCTGTGAAGATGGCCGTATTTTTGTGCCTTTATAGCCAGTATTTCGTATCTTGGTAAAAATCTTTCAAAAATAGCCTAAAAAATTAAGTATCTAAAAATGAGAAAGTTAGTCTCAAACGTCCATAAGGGGAAATAAAACCTGAGTGTAAAGAAAAAGAGAAATTAGGGGAAATTTTCCTTTTATTTCCTCTAATTTCCCTTGATGCTATGACATTCATAAAGACATTCATAAAGACATTCATAAAGACAAAGCTTGTCTTATTTCAACAATCAGATCGTTTTTGCCATCTTTTTGCTCTCTTTTGCGACCATGAAAAGAAAGTCGCAACGGAAAGCCGAAAAATTTTGAAACGCAATGCCAAAAGCCTTAAATTTGTGACGTTTTTAATTAAAATCACATCGAAATGAACATTTACGAACAGATTTTGGCAAAGCTGCAAACTAAGTTTCAGGGTGCAGATGCCGCCACTCTCCAGCGTATCGCCACAAAGAAGTCGGAGGGTGTGACGGACGAGAGCAAGGTAGATGAGATTGTAGGCTCAGTGACCTTCTTGGACGTGATGAACAATTATGGTGATTTCCGTGCTAACGGTGCATCGGTAACTGCTAAGAAGAACGCTATTGCGGACTATGAGAAACAGTACGGCCTGAAAGACGGAAAGCCTCTCGAAGCTGGCGGTGGTGCTGGCGGTGACGGTGGTAATGGCACAGGTGGTAATGGTGACGGTGGAAACGGTGGTAACGGCAACGGTGGTAATGGAGGCCAGATCGACATGACCGCTATTGCTCAGCTTATCTCCAAAGGTATTTCCGACGGAATCAAGCCACTTACAGAGCGTCTCAACAATATGGATGCTGCTGCTGCCAAGGCTACCCGCGACGCTCAGATCGACGCTGTGGCGAAGAGCTTCAAAATCCCCGAATTTGCCTATAAGGGCAAGGAAATCCCCGCTGATGCAGACCTTAACAAGTACTTCTTGGACTTGAAACAGGAAATGCAGAACGCTGGTTTCCAGTTCTCTGCCTCCCCTGATGAGGGCGGTGGTGGAGTCAAAGACGACGTTGACGGCTTGGTAGATACCATCAACAAGGGTACTCAGGCCATCACCGAAGCTAACAAACAAAAGTAATTTAATTGTATTATGGCCGCAGGTATTAAGTACAATGTCGCCCCTCCCGTAGAGCGCGAGGTTTGCGACGAAAGCACCATCTATCGTCTCAATGACGGTGGTATGGACTTAGACAAGAGCAATCTCCCTGCAAAAGGCTGGTTGCCTGAGCTGTGTCCTGTGTTCCGTGATAAGCTGGAGC